TCATCTCCAGGTGTTGGTGGAACATTTGTGATTGAAGGTGGATCTAATAATCTTAATATTGATGCGGGTTTTAGTGGTGTTTCGACAGTAATAAATAATAGGACATATTATCTTGGACAGAGTTTTAATAGTGGTGTTTCTAATCCTGAGTCTAAGAAATATTCTGGAAATATAATATTTGTGGATAATCGTCCAGAAGTGACTCGCTCTGTAAATCAAAAAGAAGATATCAAAGTTATTTTGCAATTCTAATAAGAAATCATGCCACAGGAAACTAATCTCAACATCAATCCATATTTTGATGATTTTGATAAAGAGAAAAACTTTAATAGAGTTTTATTCAAACCATCTTACCCTGTACAGGCAAGAGAGTTAAATTCTCTCCAGTCTATGCTGCAGAACCAAATTGAACAATTTGGTGATCACATGTTTAAAGAGGGGTCAATAGTAATCCCTGGTGGTGTTTCTTATAACAGTCGATATCAGTGTATAGAACTTCAGAATGATTTTTCCGGAGTTGATGT